CGGCTTGTTTGCATCGCTTGTGTTGTCTACATTGTTCAACGCCAAGCTAGTCTTTAACTGCGTGGGCGTTACTTTCTTTGTGGTGGTTGCGCTTGTATCAACAATAGGCAGAACATCGGCCGCATTGTCAATGGTCGTAATGGCGGCGAGTTCCGAAATCTTCTGGTCTGGCATATGCCAAAATTACAAAACACCCACCGCCGACTCGTTAACAAATTAAACGCTCGCAATAATATACCACTGGGCGCCGTCGCTTATAATTGTCTTACTGCCGTATTGAGAATTTATTGTTGTAGTACTCGAGCCGTTTATATTGTACGCACCGCCGCTGATTGTTACTACGTGCGGATTAGCCTTTTTAATAAAGTAGTACTTTTTACCCTTGCTCTCGGTTGCGTTTGGCAAGTTGACAGTTACATTGCCATCCGTAGTATTACAAATAATAAGCTCGTAGCCGTTTGTAATTGTGTGGGTGCCTGCTGTGTAGGTTACGCTGGCGTTGTGTTCCTGCAAATGCCATGCAACTTGTTCGGCTGCATCGTCGTATTGCACCATCACCTCGTAACGTGTATTTTGCGTTGGTGTAGTTGCGGGCGCACCGTCGGCATCATTCACTAAATAATTTAATACCAATGCAGGCGTGCGCTGTACAGAATCATTTAATCGCCCAATCTGATCGTCCATATAATTAACGCGATCCTTTAAGCCCGTACCAACTTTAAGACCTTCGCCCGAAGAAGTTAGCCCCGTGTAAATCGGAACCAATCCCAACCATTCGCCATCCCACTGCTCAGATCGTGCTGTATAAACAGTGCCATTTAATAGCCATTTGTAGTCATCAAAGTAAAGTGATTTAATTGCTGTTAAAGTTCCTGAGTCTGCCCAGGTGCCTCGTATTGTTGGCACAAAATCCTTGTACAATCCTGCAATGCCTTGGCCGAGCATTTCAGTAGGCGTGCCGTGTGTTGTGCTATCCCATCCCCCTCGCCAATCGTCTGCAATTACCCACTGGTTACTTGAGTTATAAGCGTCTATATTTCCGATAGCGTATTTGCTTGAGCTGCTGTAATACTTTGGCTCTAAAATTATCGGCGTAGAGTTTACGCTGTTGGCCGTATCTGGCGTGTAGGTTTCGGTTATGTTAAAAGTAAAATCTGGGTTTTGGTATGGCGAAGCGTCGGCAAATGCTAGCTGTATAGATCCCCAAAATGGTTTATCAAATTCATTTAACGCGCTAGGGTTTCCGAATATATTAAATTTTTGTTTTATTGCTTGCACTTGAATTACTTCGACTTCTAAAATAGTAAAGCCTGCAGGCGGTGTGCTCACTTGCTTATCAAATACAAATGATGTCCAGTTACTATTTTGAAAATCGTTTGCAATCTCTTCTACAAATGTCGCACCTGGCACAGACGAAGCGCTGACCCATAGCAAAGTATTCAAATCTAATACCCTGTAACCACTGCCTCCATCTCTCAAATATATTTTGATTCGTACTTTTGTCTTATCTTCTGGACCCGTTGGCGAGGTGGTAAATGTGTGCCTGCCAAATTTTATAGCAAATCGTATTCTTAAGGGCGCAGCATCTGGCGTGCTACCAGTTGGCACCCCTGTAAAAGTTTTAGCAAATGAAGCGTCTGATTGATTTGCATAAGTTCTGTAGGCCGTGGCCGCAAGCATTCGCTCTGTATCAATCTGCACGTATTTAGCGGCCGCCTGATAGCTCAGTGATGGCTTGGAAATCCATTGAGGGCGTGCATCGTTGCCGAGCGTAACCGCGTGCGTATAGGTGCCCGTGCCAATGTACTGAAGGGTGTAATTATATTGACGATAGGCAACTGTTGTATCTAGATATTCGGTTGCGCTCACCAGCCAATATTTCCCAATTTCTAGAATGAATCGAGCCTGCAGAATTTCGCAAACTTGCTCAAGTGCTGCCTTGCAATCTATCATGTTGTTTTCAGCATATTGAAAAGCAGCAATGTCAGTAGCTTTGATGTCTTTAAATTGGTCGTAATTGTCTACAAAAGTATTTACATCAACCTGCAAGAGATCAATGCCTTTGCGTGTAGCATCCAAAGAAAACGGCGCAACAGCATCACGAAAATAATCTGTATTTGCACTGGCAACAACCCAGTAATCTTTAAGCGCCAACTCATCTAGGCACCGACGAAATAACTGTGCGATTGTTATTTTGCCATCGGTAAACCACGAAGCCTGTACTTTGTAACCGCTCAGAAGTTCTAAGCCATCCACAGCGCCCAAAGAAATAATGGGCTTAGCTTCTATGGCCTCACGTTGGAATGCCATTTGATCCGCAAGAACTCGGCCGACGTGGACCAAAGAATTATCTTGATAGATAAGCACAGCCCAAAATTGTTCTGATGTTGTGGCAATTGCTTTGAACTCGCCCAGTACTGTATTGGATGGCATGACCCAATAAGATGTACTGCGTGAAGGTCTGATAGCATTTTGATAGAATGTATCGCCTTCACCATCGCGTTGTATTTCGTAGCCATTGCCCGCAAGTTTTAACTCTGTGCCACCTGATCCCGAACCGCTCGGCGCATCCCAAATTTCAACGCGGTGCAGTTTGCCCGTAACCGAATAAAACGAACCATAGTATTTCCTTGCCATTATCCTCTTCTTGAATCTTTGTTATATCGTTCCAATACTATCGCCAAATCTCGCCCCTGTATTGTGGTGCTAGCAACAAATCCGCTTTGCTCGTTTGTGTTTAGCATCCCCTTCAATTTATCCAATGGCGCAATCACTTCAGGGTTAGAACTTGCCCCGGGATATTCACCCACCAATCCCAAAGTCGGCCCGCTCACAATTCCACCCTCGGCGAATGCTGTAGCCTGTGGGCCTTTATTCAGCATGTTAGTGATCACCGCAGAACCCGCAACCAAGGCAACACCCGCAGCAGCTGCGAGCACAGGGTTTTTAATTAGCAACTCCTTAAAAGCCTTAGACGCCGTTGCTGTTGCAATCAATGCCTGCCCGAATGACTTCATGAATCCCGCAATCGCGCCGAGTAATTTCTTGCCAAAATCTTGAAAGCTACCAACTTGCCCAGTCATGATGTCGCCCAACAATACGCCGAAGGCTTCGAGGCCGTCAGCGGTCAAACTATTAAACGCCTGGTTAACTCCCTCCATTGACTTCTTGAATCCCTCTTCGTATTCTTCCTGCTTTGCAAGTTGGTTTTGCATTGCATAGTCAATCTTTGTAAATGTGTGCTCAAGTTTTTGAGGTGCCTTAATATCAATGGGGGCTGGGTCAATTACTTTCAGACCTTGGCGCTCATTGTTTTGAATCTTTTCAGTAACCCCAGTGCTCTTTAAATAAGCAATACGAACGGCAGCCAATTCTTCAGCGCTCACTTGTTCGTCTAGATCCTGTTTGTGATCCTTTAAATTGTTCTTTCGAGCATTAGACAGCAGTTGATTTTTTTCAATTTCAAGAGCTACAACTTTGCCCTGGTATTCGTTATTGATTGAATACCTTAAATCGTTTTCTAGTTGAGCATATTTTGCGCTTACTTCTGCAATCTTTGCAGCGTTGCCAGTTGCTAAATATAACTCTTGACGTCTTTGCACAAACAAAGCCTCTAGCGCTTCCTTGCCATACTTTTGGTATAGGGATTTTTGACGCTCTAAACTCTGCTCTTTTATTTTTAATATATGCGCTTCACTTTTACCCTGCGCCTGTGCTTGGCTTATTGCCAATTCTGTCTTTCTTTCCTCTTCCTTAATCTGTCTTTGGCCTAGTGTCAGAGATCGCTCTTGTACGGCTTGAAATTGTTCTAGCCTTTTTTTGGCTTTGTCAATTTCGCTTGACATGTTTTGAAATAAAGATACAGCCAAACCAATAGCAACCAACACAGCACCCGCACCCGTAGCCAATAAGGCAGCGGAATAAGCACGAGCGGCAACTGTCGCCTGCCCCATTACATAGGTCTGCACTTTCGTGGCGGCTGTTTGTATTCCAATCATTACAGCGCTCTCAGCTTGCAGTGCGTTCTGTATGGCCTGCGCCCCACTCACTACAGCCATGGCGGCCTGTAACTTTACTAATGTTTTTTGAAGGTTTTCATCTTCAACACCTAGCAAAGCGGTGGCCCCTTGCAATGCTCCGAACGCTCCGGCAACTGCTTGCACTCCACCCAACACAGCATCGAGCCTACGGGTATCACTTGCAAAGTACGCAACCTCCCCACGTGCGTCGCCAATAGAATCTTTAATTCTACCCGCTTCACGGATAAACTGATCGGCAGAAGCGGCAAACTCTGGACCCAACGCCCTGGCTTCCATTGCCAACTGAGTCAACTGCTTTACAGTTCCCATAGTTGGGTTACGTGTAGCAATTGCCGCTAGCTTCTCCTCGATGCTCTTCGCACTCTTCGCCACGTCGGCAGACATTTCACCGCCCGCCTTTTTGATCACTGAAATCGCATCATTGAATCCCGCTCTGAGCTTCTCAATGTTTGCGCCAATTACTATATTTAAGGACCTTGCCATTTTTATAATTCAATTTTGTAACCGTCCTCTAACAATATGAAGCTGCCACTTTCCAGTAATAGAAAACTAGCGCCCGAGGGAATCGGAGCGGCATAATTGTAATTAATTATAAAGTCCTGAGCAATGTGGTAAACGCCCGCAAACCCCGCTTCATCTTCTGCCAAATGCACCTCGCCATCGAACTCTATCGCCTGGCAGTAAACCCCGTTAAAAGTATCTGGATAGTTTACAGATTCAAACGCCGCACGAACTTCTGCCGCCGTGTCCATCACATCGGCAAACGTAGTGCCGAAGCTACTCACTTGCACTCGTGCAAAGTCTGTACGGCTGTGACTTGTGTTGGTGGGGGATGCAATAACGCTAACAAGGTTGTAAGCGATTGCAGGGAATGCCGACTCTTGCGGTATACGTATGGGGTTTATCCTGCTGCTAACTAAGGCCGTGAGCGCTGAGTTGTTGCTGAGAATATTGTAGACTATTTTTATGGGTGCGCTCATGCCTTGGCGTCTGGGGTTAACTTATCAAAGACATGCGAATATAGTTTAAGCGCTTCGTGAATAGACAAAAACTCGGGCTCTTCCCATGGAAATGTTAACAGCCTTTTGGGTTCTATGGGTTTCTTTAAGTGAGGCGCCATACCCGTAGCAACTGCCCAGCGTGTGATTTCCCACTGATTCCTATAGGCTTGCGTCTGCGCTTCACGCATGCCCTCCAATTTCAAACGCCAAAAGCGTGGGGTGCATTTCCAAAACTCGGATTCAGATAGTCCGAGTTCGCCGTAACTGATGCGCTCAATCTTGCGCCAAGTTAGCGGTGCGCTGTCGCCCTTGGCTTTTACTTTCCCTCAGGTTCTTCTGTGCTAAAAAAGTCTGTAACCGCTGCAGTGAATCCATCCAATGCAGGGCTTAACTCTGTAAACTTTTTAACGGCTGCGCCCAATTTCTGCACGCTAGTGTATGGCGTCTTTTTGCCCTCGGCTTCGTAGCCTTCAACAATGCCATAGAATGCGCAAGCGAGTGCGAAGTCCATAGATTTAGCGAGGTCTTTCTGCAGGTTTAGATCTGCGAAATTTTCCATTCCTGCCAACTGCATAACATTGCGCAGGCTGTTCATGTTAAACAAAAGGGGGTGCTGAACACCCCCAATGGTAATGTGGTTCATACCACAAATATAAGAAAATTAATTAAGCAACGGTGCCGATAGTCAAAGCGCCTGAACCTTGCAAAGTACCGGTGAAAGTTGCTTTGTCATTGTTAGGAGCGCTAAGGCTTAAGCTGCTAAAGAAAGCGGCGCCTGTTAATTTTTGGTCGCCTGTGCTGTTGGTGGTCATTACAACAGTTACAGAAGTACCCGCCAAAAGGTCGGTCAACAAATCTTTGAAAGATTGGCCTGTTGTAGATACAGACGCATCCTCTTCAAAAATACCTTCAACGTTCAACGTGTAGCCATATTCACCTGCGATAAATTCCTTTGCGCCTGCGCTGTCTTTGTTGGTAACGTCGATCATGTCTTTTGAAATGTCGATAGAGTGTGAAGTCGCGTTTGCGATTTTTACAGGGGTACCGCTTACATCTTTATAGATGCTTATAAGCGTGCCGTTTACTGGTCCAGAGATTGCCATGGTTATTTATATATTAGATTATTTTTCTTTGCTAAGTCGGCAATGATTTGATCAACGCCTTTCATTATACTCTCTTCTACGTTTGTGGCGTTTGAATCAACAGCCCTTTGCATGAATCGCACAGGGGCAATAACGCCCGTATAGCGCCCGGTGCTTGCTTGGATTCTGTCAACTGTGCCATACTCATACATCACGCCCAAATAGTTATTGTAATACTCTTTGCGCAAGCCTATCAAAGCCTTATCAAAATTAGCATTATCCTTGCTATTGATAAACCCAATCGAGTCGCGCAAATCCCCTGTATCAACTGGCACCAAACTTTTGGCGGTGGCGATAATTGAGGCGCTGCTTTTTTTCAAAAGGTTCTGGAGTTTTTTAGATTTCACCTCTATCCCCATCGCCTTTAGGGCGTCCAAAGTTTCGGCTAGTCCATCTATTTTATTCTCCATTATTGCGTTAATTCGGTTTGCAATTTCAAATATAGGTTGCGCTGCAAATTTGCTATGTTAACAATGTTGTGCGCTCCGTTATCGTCAACCACTCTGTGCTTAACACCTACAGCACCATTGTAGCGGATTGTGTAAAATACTATTTGCTTATGCTCGCGTCTGTCGGCGTTTACATTCTCGCTTCCGCTTTCCTGCTCAACACGCTGCGCCCAGGCGGTTGCGTATTCAGTCCAACTCTGCAATTTCTCGCCCGTGTTTGTATCTGTCGTTTCGGTGTAACTCTGCAGGCTCACCAGTACATCCATTAAACCCGCATTCATCAGATCATTATTTGTATTTTGTACGGATCGAGTAGGTAATGGAAACCTAAACTCATTTCGGTTTGAATGGTTCCAGTTACAATGGCCTGCCTGTTATCGTAGTATTGAGCCACCAACAACAGAGCAGCGTGCTTAATAGTTGCCGGGAATATCGTGTCGGGGTCAACAGATGACGTTCCAACAGGGTTAAAACCTTCTGTAATTTCTACAATGTACTTAATCACGTCGTCCGTAATCGAGCTCGGGGTATCTTCAAAAAAGATATTTCTTGAATAACTGCCCATTGGATCAGGTGAAACCAACCACTGCCCAGAATCGAAAGCGGCAACCGCTTGCGAGTCGTTCACATAACTAACAGATACAACAGACAGACAGCGCGTATTTAAACGCAGATAATTTCCGCTAGGTATATTGAGTCCATTCACTGGATTAACGAGCGCAGGCATGCCCGTAAATGAGTCAAAGCCATACTTCGCAGTCCCTTTGCGTATTGAGTAACCCAAATAATTACTGCACGCCTCAATTGCCATGCTAATAAGCCCCGAAATGTAGGTGTCATCTGATGACGAAGTTACACGCAAATGGCTTTTCGCATCCGCTAAACTTAAGTAATCGGTTGCAACATTTGCAAAGGCGGTATATCTGCGGCTTATAAACATTATTCTGCGTCTAATTCGGTTTCAGGGTTCACTGGTTTTGCCTTCTTTTTGGATGGCGTCAATACTGCAATCTCTTCAGCAACACCACCCTCAATTAAAAGCATGGCCTGCTTGGTTTCAATTATCACTTCATCACCTACATTGTAACTTAAATTAAATTGCCCTGTAGGGTTTGCTGTAAATCTCACTTTCATATTGGCCCAGGGGCGATGCAGTCAAGATCACCCCCGGCACTTGGAACTTTAACGCCCCCAAGCGGGCAGGCTATTAGGCTACGATGTCCTTACATACCGCGAAGGCAGTAGGCTGCAACACGTTGAAATCCAAATAGGCATTAAGAACAACATTAGTCAAGCCAGCAGTTGCGCCGCTGTATGGGTCTACTGTCAATTCCATTCCGCCCCATGAGCCAATTGCACACTTACTGAAATCTCCGAAGATCATTGCAGACAATGTGCTGCTAGATCCTTTGCTCAAGTTAGAAGGAACCAAAGTAGAAGTAGCTACTGGGTAACCGTTCAACTCGGCACCGCCTGCAGGCCAGATGAAGTTACCTTCAACACCTGAAGCTTGGCGAGGGATAGTTTGCAAAGCAGCTTTTACTTTAGGGTTGGTCAAATAAGCAACACCTTCGCCGTTTGCGTTTTCTACAGCCTTCATCAAGTTCACAACGTCAGCCCATACTGGAGCGATACCGTTGGCGTTAGTGCTGTTTGAAGTTGCACCACCTGCAAAAGTTACGTTTACAGAAGAGTTAGCAATGATACCGGTAGGCTCGTTAGATCCACCACCTTTAATGGCAGCAGTTTCCAAAGATTGAGCCATGGCGTTCAACAACCAGTTGCGCACGTAGGCGTCGATTGAGTTGCTAGACTGCAACATCAACTGATTAGATACCTGAATGTAAGCAGCCAAACGCTTAGGGCTGAAAGTGATTTTGCTGAAGGCAGGGCTCTTCTCAGTAGCAGATCCGTTTTCAGTGTTCCAACCTGCAGAAGGCACAGTGCTAGCAGTTGGCATATCCAAGTTACCAACCAATCCGCTCAACTGTTGTACACCCAAACCGCGCAAAACAGTCTTAGGAAGCAACACGTCGATAATAGAACCAACTGAAGTTTGAACGTTTACACCACCTTCAGAACCTGCAGAACCGCCAGTAGCAGTCATATCACGTTTGAAAACTTCAGAAGGGATCTTCATTGAGTGAGCAGAAACAGAAACACCAGAGCGCTGAAATTCAGATGCAGCCATAGAATTAAATTCAGCCTCTACACCTTCGCGACGGCCAGTGATTGCCATCTCCATCGCACGCTTGAAAGAATACTGATCTTTCATGTTTTCTTTTTCTTTCTCTTCGCTACGGCTTGCGCTGTGTCCAGCGGCTTGGGCTGCCAAGTTTTGCAACTTCTCCAAGGTTTCAACCTCAGCTTTGATCGCGCCCAAACGAGCTTCGATTTCGCTTAAGCGATTGGTTTCAGAATCGGCCATAGATCTGGCTTCTTTTTCGATTGTGGTTTGCAAGCTAGACAACTCGCCCAACAGGCGGCCGCGCTCTTCTTTCAATGCTTTAATTTTATTCATGATTTTATTTTTTGTTTAAAGGTTTTCGTATCTAAGTAAAGCCAATTTTAAAACATCGGCAGAGGCTTGGCTTCTTTTGGCCTCTTCGATTTCTTGCTCCTGATCACGTAAGGCAACAATACTGCGAGCATCGGCTTCCGTGTCAACGTAAGCGGGATATGTAACCGGGCTCACGTCGTACAGATCCTCGATCATTGTAATCGTGCGCTTGCCCATGCTTCCGTATTTTGTGGACTCGCTCCACTTCTGTTCTTTGATCGTGAAAGCAAATGAGCTCTGCGTAATGTCACCGCGCATGATAGAACGAACCACAGACATGTGCGTAGGATTCTCGTAATCTGGAATCCAAGTATATTCTAAATTTCCATCGGCATTCACAAACACATTGCAAGTGCTTGCTTTTGTACGGCCCAGAATTAACTCGGCTTCATGGTTAAACAAACAGCGGATGTCATACTCTTTATTTAAAGCATTGTCAAACGCACCGCGCTCAATTACCTCTTCAAAATATCCCAAATCGGTAACGCTATTAATAACGGCGGCAATGCCTCCGATTTCTTTGGGCATGTTTTCGTCTTCGCTTCTGGCTATAACGGTGCCCGTAAATGTGCGCCTTTCTTGTTTCATTAGATTACTTCTGTGTTATTGGTTCCCTCTGGGTTGTTGTTCTTGTCTGCGGTGCTCATTAGTTGTGCAATCTTTGCATCCATGTACGCATCGATTTTGCTCGATGGCATTAGGTTGCTTTCAATTAAATACTCATCGCCGCCGTTAAATCCGTTTGCATCTTCAAACATGCGGGCTTCATTCCTCGAGAGCCAACCGCCGCGAATGCCTTTATTATAATAGTCTGCGCGCTCATTAGCGGAGGCCCTCAATAGTGAGTTGAAATTAAATTTAAAGTAATACGTCAACTTATCATTTTCTGTCAAAAGCTTGCGGGCCATTTCCTGCTCGATGTTAATCGCATAACTCGCCAAGGTGCGAGCGTAGAAGTCTTGATATTCCTGCTCGACGCTAGACTTGATGCCATCCTTTGCGCCAATCATAGAAGCGGGAACCCCAAAAATACGGGCTATTTCC